CGCCGCCCGATCATGAAGGGGCGGAGCGCGCGATGCGCGCGGCGCTCAAGCGTGCGGGTCTGCAGCCGTCGGATATCGACTATGTCAACGCGCATGGCACTTCGACCATGGCCGACACGATCGAACTGGCCGCCGTCGAGCGGGTGATGGGTGATCATGCCGAGAAGCTCCTGATGTCGTCGACCAAGTCGATGACGGGCCATCTGCTTGGGGCCGCCGGCGCGATCGAGGCGATCTTTGCAATCCTCGCCATTCGCGACCAGACCGCGCCGCCGACGATCAACCTCGACACGCCCGCGGCCGAGACGCGCATCAACCTCTGTGCCAATGCCGCGCAGAAGGGGGAGATCAATATCGTGCAGTCCAATTCCTTCGGCTTCGGCGGCACCAATGCGTGCCTGATCATGGGGCGCGTCTGAGATCATGTGGAAACATGTCGCCGCCAACGGGTTGAGCCTTCTGATCGTTCTTGCGATCGGCGTTGCCGTCGCGGTCGGCTGGGGACAACGGCAGTGGACGGCCGAAGGCCCGCTGGAAGAGGCGATCTTTTTCGAGGTGCCGCGCGGGGCGAGCCTGCGGGCGGTGTCGGAGGACCTGGCCGAAGCGGGGGCGGTGTCCTCCGCGATGATCTTCCGGCTGGGTACGGAATACGCGGACCGGGCGGGCGATCTGCGCTTCGGCTCCTACGAGATCCCGGCAGGGGCCCCGATGGAGACGGTGCTGGAGATCGTGACCGCCGGCGGGCCGTCGAGCTTCCGCTACGCGGCCACATACGTGCTTCGCATCGAGGGCACCGGGGAGCTGCGCCTGCGCGAGCGGCTGCCGGGCACAGGCGAGATCGTGGAGCTGGCCACGTTCTCCTACGAGGAGGGCGTGCCGGAGCTTTACACCGACCTCGTGGCGAACGAGCAGATCACGGTCTACCGGGTCGCGATCCCCGAAGGCTTGACCAGCTGGCAGATCGTCCAGGGGCTGAACCAGGCGGATTTCCTGACCGGAGAGGTGGTCGACATCCCGTCCGAGGGTTCGCTTGCGCCAGACACCTACGAGGTGCAGCGCGGCGATGACCGCAACGAGATCCTTGCCCGGATGCGCGCGTCGCAGGAGGCGATCCTTGCCGAGGTCTGGGAGGACCGCGTCGAGGATCTACCCATCGCGACGCCGGAGGAGGCGTTGATCCTGGCCTCGATCATCGAGAAGGAGACCAGCGTTCCCGATGAGCGGCGGCAGGTGTCGAGCGTGTTCGTGAATCGCCTCAACCGGGGCATGCGGCTTCAGACCGACCCGACGGTGATCTACGGGGTCACGAACGGGCGGGGGGTTCTGGGCCGCGGCATCCGGCAATCGGAGCTGCGGGACGAAAATCCGTGGAACACCTACGTGATCGACGGGCTGCCGCCGACGCCGATCGCCAACCCCGGTCGCGCCGCGATCGAGGCGGCGGTGAACCCGGATACGACGCCCTACGTCTTCTTCGTGGCCGATGGCACGGGGGGACACGCGTTTTCGGAAACCCTTGAGGAACATAACCGAAATGTCGCGATCTGGCGTCAGATCGAGGCAGAGCGCGCGGCATCGGGTAACTGAGCCGGCGGCTTTCGGAGCGAGGCTGCTGTGACCGAGCCGATCGGGCGGGCGGCGCAACCCCTTAACCATTCGTAAGCGCCGCATTCCCGCGTTAACCTACTGAAAACGAAAAACTTATTGACCCTGCGCGCGCTCCATGGCACCTCTTATGCCAAGCTGGATGACGTGGGTGAATGGCCCCGGGGCAGGAGATGCCTCGCGGGCCTTTCTTTTTTGCCGCGCTGCTTGTGACCGGAAGTCGATCTTCGGACACAAGGGACCCTTCTATGACCGACACGAGCGATCGGACCCCGCCTCCCGATGACGGGGAGGGCGGGTCGGCGGACCTTGAGCTGACGCTGGAGCGTGCCGAGACGCTGGTCGCGCGGGCGCAGGAGGTCTTCGAGACGACCGTCGAAGCCCTTCAGAACGCGGTCCGGACCCTGAACGCGACGCCCGGGACCGGGGAACGCGAGGTGGTGAAGGATGTCAGGGCGATGAATTCCGCCCTGATGCTTGCCATGGAAATGCAGGAGAAAGCACGTGTCGCAGGTAGCAAGCATTTTGGCGGCGGAACTGGAGCGCGCCTCGATCTCGCGGCCGCTCGGGCGGAAATCGACGCTCGACTGGCTCGCCTCAGGGACGTCGCGGATGGAGACGGCGTTTCTTGACTCGCTGTCTGACAATGCGCTTGGCGCGCTTGGCTGGCTGTTCGAGTTCTGGGCGCTGCCGCACCAGTGCCCGCCGGCGGGTGACTGGCGCACATGGGTCGTTCTGGGCGGGCGCGGCGCGGGCAAGACGCGCGCGGGCACCGAATGGGTGCGTGCTCAGGTGGAAGGCGCGGGGCCCGAGGATGCCGGTGTGGCGCGGCGCGTGGCCCTGATCGGCGAGACCTACGACCAGGCCGTCGCGGTGATGGTCAAGGGCGACAGCGGGCTTCTGGCCTGTGCTCCGCCCGACCGGAAACCGCGATGGATGTCGAGCGAACGGCGGCTGGTGTGGCCCAACGGCGCCGAGGCCCGGGTCTACTCGGCGAATGATCCCGAGGCGCTGCGCGGCCCGCAGTTCGACTGTGCATGGGCCGATGAACTGGCGAAATGGCCGCGCGCCCGCGAGGCGTGGGACATGCTGCAATTCGGGCTCAGGCTGGGGGCGTCCCCGCGGGCGGTCGTGACCACGACGCCGCGCAATGTGGCGATCCTGCGGGAGCTTCTGGAGCGCGAGAGCACGGTGCGGACGCATGCACCGACCGAGGCCAACCGGGCCTATCTGGCCGACGGGTTCATCGAAGAGATGCGCGCGCGCTACGGCAACACGCGGCTGGGCCGGCAGGAGATCGATGGCGAGCTTCTGGCGGAGGCCGACGACGCGCTCTGGCGGCGCGCCGAGATCGACGCGGGGCGGGTGGACGCGATCCCCGACGGCGCAAGGATCATCGTTGCGGTCGATCCGCCGGTCACAGGGCACGATGGCTCGGATGCTTGCGGGATCGTCGTCGTGGCCGTCCTGACCGATGGCGAACCGAATGAATGGCGTGCGGTGGTGGTCGCCGATTGCAGCGTGAGCGCGGCAAGCCCGGCGACATGGGCCCGCGCCGCCGCCCGCGCCTATCACCGCTACGGGGCCGGGCGCATGGTCGCCGAGGTCAACCAGGGCGGTGAGTTGGTGGAGGTTGTGATGCGGCAGGTCGATCCGCTGATCAACTACGCCCCTGTCCGTGCCACCCGCGGCAAGGCCGCAAGGGCCGAGCCGGTGGCGGCACTCTACGAGCAGGGGCGCGTGGCGCATCTGGGCGAGCTGGCCGAGCTGGAGGACGAGATGTGCCTGATGACACGCCAGGGCTACGAGGGGCAAGGCAGCCCGGACCGGGTCGATGCGCTGGTCTGGGCGCTGACCGACGGATTGCTCCGTCCGGCGGCGGCCCGGCTTCATCCCGGCATCCGCGCCCTGTGACCCAAGTCCCGGGCGTGATGAAGAACCTTAGGAGTGACGCGCATGATATTGAAATATCTTCGAAAAGCGAAGCCTCTCTCGAATGAGGAGAAGGCGTCGGCCGGCGCGCGTGTCGCGGTCTGGGGTAATGTTGGGCGCGTCGCCTGGAGCCCGCGGGACACGGCCTCGCTGACGAAGATCGGCTTTCACGGCAACCCCGTGGGCTATCGCGCGGTCAAGATGATCGCCGAGGCTGCCGCAGCGCTTCCCGTCATCTGCCAGGACGCGCGCCGGCGCTATGACACGCATCCGGCACTGAAGCTCATCACCCGGCCCAACATGGAACAGGGGCGGGCCGACCTGATGGAGGCTGCGTATGTGCAGCTCCTCCTGTCGGGCAACGCATATCTGGAGGCCGTGCTTGCAGATGAGGGCTGGCCGGTCGAGCTGCATGTGCTGCGATCGGACCGGATGAGTGTCGTGCCGGGCGCCGATGGCTGGCCGGCCGCGTACGACTACTCGGTCGGCTCGCGCAAGCACCGCTTTCCGGCCGAGGGGATCTGTCACATCAAGTCTGTGAATCCGCGCGACGATCACTACGGGCTGGCGCCGATGCAGGCGGCGGCGACGGCCATCGACGTCCATAACGCCGCCTCGCGGTGGTCCAAGGCGTTGCTCGACAATGCCGCGCGTCCTTCGGGGGCGATCGTCTATCGCGGCATGGAAGGCGGCGGCGCGATGAGCCAGGACCAGTTCGAGCGCCTCCAGTCGGAGTTGGAGAGCCATCATCAGGGCGCGCGCAACGCCGGGCGGCCGATGCTTCTGGAAGGCGGGCTCGACTGGAAGCCGATGGGTTTCAGCCCGTCGGACATGGAGTTCCAGAAGACGAAGGAGGCGGCGGCGCGTGACATCGCGCTGGCCTTCGGCGTTCCGCCCATGCTGCTCGGCATTCCGGGCGACGCGACCTATGCCAACTATGCCGAGGCCCACAGGGCATTCTACCGCCTGACCGTTCTGCCGCTGGCGCACAAGGTGCTGGCGTCGATGTCGCACTGGATATCGGGGCTCGGCGGCGAGCGGGTGGAGCTTCGCCCCGACCTCGACCAGGTGCCAGCGCTGGCCGCGGAGCGCGAGGCGCAATGGCGGCGGATCAGCGATGCGGAGTTCCTGACGGAGACCGAAAAGCGGCGTCTGCTGGGGCTTCCGGATCGACCGGAGGCGACATGAGTGTCCGTCAGAACGTTGGAGGCTCGCGGTACCTCTACGCGCCATTCGATGTGGCGAATGCGCGTATCGAGGCCAATGAACGGGTGCTCGAGGAACGCTGGCAGGCACTGACCTTTCGGCTGGAGGGGATCGAAAGCGCGCTGGAGCGCCTCGAGCGACGCCTCTGGCTTGCCGTTTTCGGCGTGGTCGCGGTCATCCTGACCGAAGCGATCAGCCATCTGCTCGACATCAACGCCGGCCTCTAGGAGTTTGACATGCATGTATTTTCGGATGCGGGACTTGAAACGAAGTTCTGCCGGTTCAACGCGGAGGCCTCGGTCGGCGCGGATGGCCTGATCGAAGGGTATGCCTCGCTCTTCGGGGCGCCGGACCAGAGCGGCGATGTGGTCGAGCGCGGGGCCTATGCCCGCAGCCTCGGCGACGGGCGCAGGATCAAGATGCTGTGGCAGCACGACCCGCGTGAGCCGATCGGCACCTGGGACGAGGTCCGGGAGGACCAGAAGGGGCTTTATGTCCGAGGGCACTTGCTGAGCAGTGTCGCACGGGCGCGCGAGGCGGCGGCCCTGATCGAGGCGGGCGCCATTGACGGGCTGAGCATCGGCTACCGGACGGTGCGGGCCACGAAGAACGACAAGGGCCAGAGGCTTTTGTCGGAGCTGGAGCTTTGGGAGGTGTCTCTGGTGACCTTCCCGATGCTTCCCCAGGCGCGGCTTTCCCCAGCGCGGCCAGACGCGGCCAAGGCGGAGATGCTGCGCGACCTGGCGACGGTGTTCGACGAGGCCCGCCGCAAGATGGCGGTGCGCTCCGCCCGCTGATCCAACCGCACATAGAGGTGATGTGATGACCGAGACCGAACCAGCAGGCCCGGAGACGGCCCCGTTGTCCGAGGTGAAAGCTGCACTTTCGGGCTTTCTGAATGAATTCAATGATTTTCAGGACGATCTCAACGTGAAGCTCCAGAAACAGGAAGAGCGGATTGCCATGCTGACCACGAAGACCATGACCCACCTCCGCCCCGCCCTGAGCGTCGAGGCGAACACGTCCTTGCCGCATCGCAAGGCGATGGCCACCTACCTGCGCTGCGGCGATGACGACGCACTGCGCGGGCTCGAACTCGACGGCAAGGCCATGAATACCGCGGTCAATGCCGAGGGCGGCTACCTGGTCGATCCGCAGACCGCCGAGAGCATCCAGTCGGTGCTGCGCACGGCTTCGAGCCTGAGGGCGATCGCCAATGTCGTCACGGTGGAGGCGACCTCTTTCGACATTCTGATCGACGCGACGGATGTCGGCGCCGGCTGGGCCGATGAGGTCACCCCCACCGGCGAGACAGACGCGCCGCAGATCGAACGTATCTCGATCCCGTTGCATGAGCTTTCGGCGCTGCCCAAGGCATCGCAGCGGTTGCTGGACGATTCCGCGTTCGACATCGAAGGCTGGCTGGCGGGTCGCATCGCGGACAAGTTCGCCCGTGCCGAGGCGGACGCCTTCATCAACGGGAACGTGTCCGGCAGGCCCAGGGGCATTCTGAGCCACGCGACGGTCACGAACGGCAGCTGGAGCTGGGGCAATATCGGCTATGTGGCGACCGGCACGGCGGGCGATTTCGATCCCTCGAACGCCTCGGACGCGATCGTGGACCTCGTCTACGCGCTTGGCGCGCGGTACCGTGCGAATGCGAGTTTCGTCATGAACTCCAAGACGGCGGGCGCGGTGCGCAAGATGAAGGATGCCGACGGCCGGTTCCTGTGGTCGGACGGCCTGAGCCAGGGTGAGCCGGCCCGTCTGATGGGCTATCCGGTGCTTATCGCCGAGGACATGCCGGATATCGCGACGGACGC